CTGCTTATCACAGCTCTACCATGAACACAAGCGCGGTATCTGTGCCGGATATGCAAAATTCGAGACTTTCCCTATTTGGAATATCCCGTTAAAACATCCGGTCAACCTTGCTTATGAAGCAGCAACTGCAGATTTAAATGATGTCAATATGATTGATCCGTTCCATTTGGAAGCATATGGCCAGACAACGGTTAACTACAATCGAGACGTAGAGATCTTCCCTGTGTTAAATGCCATGTTTGAACGCATTTATGGAGAAAGTCCTTACAAATCACCTACAGACATGGGCGTAAATATGGCAGGAAACTGTATTTGTGATGATGAAGTATGTAAAGCAGCTTCCAAGCAGGAAATTATTCGAAGATATTACGATTCTCTGAGACGCCACCTCATCGGTGCATGCTCAGATGAAGAAGTGTATAAATTAGAAATGCTGATGAATCAGGCAGGTATCACTGTTCATGACCGTCCTGTTGTAGATATAGCATTAAAACGCGCAGAAGAAACCGGAGCCCCTGCTGCCGCACTGGAACTTCATGACGGTCGCATCGTAACAGGTAAAACTACCAATCTCTTGGGAGCCTCCGCAGCACTTCTTCTCAATGCCTTGAAAGAGTTAGCCGGTATTGACCACAAATTACACGTGATTTCTCCGGAAGCGATCGAACCGATCCAAAAATTAAAAACACAGTATCTGGGAAGCAAGAATCCAAGATTACACACAGACGAGATTCTTATTGCTCTTTCTGTCAGCGCCGCTTCCAACCCTACTGCACAGCTGGCACTTGCACAGCTTCCGAAATTAAAAGGGTGCCAGGCTCACACTTCTGTTATGATCGGAACAGTTGATATGAAACAATTCAAAAAACTGTCCATACAGGCAACCTTTGAAGCAAAATATGAAAAAACTTCCACTCTTTTCCACGGAAAAGGACTTTAGTCAGACAGGAACATTTTTCCTCCTTAAGAATACCTTATACCACTAGGTTTTTTAAGGAGGATTTTTATTATGAAAAAAAGGCTGATGGCACTTGTTTTAGTCACAATCATGCTAATGGCCGGCGTTTTATCTGCCTGTTCATCGAAAGAATCAGACAAAGACACGAAAGACACATCAAAAGCTGCTCAGGAAAAAACAGTTCAAAAAAATCACTCATCCGAAAAGAAAAAAGTCGTATTAAACGAAGTGGCACACTCTATTTTCTATGCACCTATGTATATCGCCATTGAAGAAGGGTATTTTGCTGAGGAGGGAATCGACCTCGAACTTGTAACCGGATTTGGAGCGAACTTTTTAGTACAATTTCTATAGTACTCCCGACAGTTTTTAGGCTGTCGGGAATTTTTAATATTACTGTCTATTACACCATTCTTGCAATTTTTTAATGCACGGAGACTTCCGGCTAAAGCATCCGTCTTGTACACATCCAAGCCACTTCTGAATGGCTCTGATTGTGTTCGGTCCGATATGTCCGTCCTGTTTAACTCCTACATGACGCTGAATTTCCTTGATGAGCGGAGAATAGCCAGATGGCTTAGATTCCCACTCCCAACCTGCATCAAGCCCAGGATTCTGCGCTCTGTAACAACTAAACTGATTAGATACCACTCCGTCCACCTGCGTTCCGAAAATCTGCTGAAGCCTGCGTGTAAGTTTCGGACCCCAGTATCCGTCCACCTTTAATCGATTGCTTGCCGGAGCTGATGGTTTTGACGGTGTTGAACTTCCAGATCCTGTATTTCCTTGCACTGTCTTTCCGGCAATAGCAGAAGCAATAGCGTCTCCACACTTGTCAGCGTTCCATTTGCTGTAATCATTCTGACTATTTACAAAACAACACTCCACCAAAAGAGCCGGCGCCTTTGTGTGCTTAAGCACGTACAGGCTCTTAGAGTATTTCGCTCCTCTGTTTGGGATTCCAAGCGCATTAGATACATTCACACAAATCTGAGATGCGATAGGAGCGGTCTTACTGTCATAGCACCATACTTCAACACCACTTCCACCACCTGCATTAAGATGGATTGATACATCTAAGTCTACACTATGTGCGTTGCACTTCGCTACTATCTTTTTCAGGCATCCGCTTTGTGTCGTATTTTCTTCACAAGTACAATCATAGACTGTATGACCTGCATTTTTAAGCGCAGAAATAACACGATTCTTGACTTTTCTATCTTCTACGGATTCTTGTAACAATCCAACTGCTCCGCTTGCTCCTTTGCCCTGTGGACAATGTCCTGCATGTACGTTATATGTTCCCATTATTACACCTCCTAATTAAAAAGAGGACGATTAATCGCCCTCTACTCCATTATCGTTATCATCAATATCTGTTACTATTTCTATTTTCTTCTTAATAAATTTTAGAACCGGACTTAAAATAGGTATGCTTACTCCGGTAGCCTCACAATTTTCAGTTATGCTAATCAACTCGTTGATCACAAGCCAGCTTGCCACCATCGCTGCAAACAGAAGCGGAAATGTCATTTCTATGTGTAATGTAGATGTGACGTAGCTTATCATACAATCAATTCCATATCCGACAAATATTAAAATATACATTGTAATCTTCTTGACGATTCCTTTCCATGACTTTGCACTTGTAATCTGTTCGCCTTTCAATTTTGCAGCAGCCATCCCTGTAAAATAATCAATAATATTACACGGAATGAGTAGTGCTAACGGTACCGCCAAGATTCCAAAAAAACTAAAAAAAGCGCCTACAACTGCGCTAATGAAATACTTTATGTTTTCCATTTTCTTCACAAGCCTCACTTTCCTTTCCTAGTATACGCTGATTAATATATCGCACTTTAATATCTCCGGCGGTATTTCGTATGTGTATTCCAGCCGGTAGATGGTGTTGTTTCTCTGTGGCTGCACGATGGCGGTCAGGATCACTTCATTGTCTGATTTTTGATTGATTTCACAGACCCCTGAATCTTCTGCTTCCTCGCCCGCCAGCAGGAGGTATTTTGCATTTGAGACTTCGAATGCTTCTCCTGTGGTGCTGGTAATCCTGATGCAGACACGCTTTTTTTCTCCGAGTTTAAATTCTACGCGTTCCAATTATGTGCCTCCAATCCCTGCCAATTTGGCATTATAAGATTTTTTTACAACTCTTACATCATGTAACTGTAAGAGTTTTGCCACATAGGGCAATAGTACCAGCCGAGCCATCGCATGTACGTGGTAATGCACCTGTACCGTACATTGTAGATGTCCGCAGGCTCCCTTGTCATTTTCTGCCCAGATTTCAATTTCCTGTAACCCCGGTATTTTGGGGGCATATCCCTCCCAGTACCCCGGATGATCTGGAACGGGCGTGAACTCCACCTCTGTAGAGTTCACGATACCCCATACCCTTACAATCATTATGCCGGATCTACGACCTTAAATGTGATCTTAATGCGGCCACCAGCATCTACAGTCGTAGCCTGTGCCACAACGTCCGAAATAACTGGCGCTTTAGTGTCTACACGCACCCTACGTGTTACGGTTGTTGTCTTTCCGAGACTGTCTTTCGCAACAATAACAATGCTGTTATTGCCCTCCTGTAAGCCAGTTACAACTTTGCTGAATGCTCCGCCTTCTCCCACATCTACACGGGTACCGTTAATGGTTACCTCTGCGAGCGTTACCGCACTTGATCCAGCTGCTGCAATACCGGATACCGTCACGCTTGTCTTGTTTGTAAGGATGTTGTCTACCGGAGTCTTAACATCAAGCGTTGGCGCAGCTGTAGAGATCACGAAGTTGACGACTGCCGCTGTGGAAGTATTGCCATCGTTATCCTGTACCGTCAGTTCGATCTTGTTTGCACCGTCTGGAAGATTCGTAGCCCTGTATGTGCAGACTTTTGCCCCTGAACTTCCATCTGTCCAGCTCAAGCCTGCATTTGCGATAACTTTACTGTTGACCTTAAATACCACGGAATTTAGATTGAGACCGGAACCGCCGGCATCTTTGACCTCAAGCCGGATATCCTGTGTAGATGCGCCAAGCACAGAGTCACTGGCCGGTGATACAATAGTAGCTGTTGGTTTTGTCTTTTCAAGTACGCGGAGCTTCAACTGATTCCCATAGGTCTGATCATCAGCGGTCATTGTCGTTTTGTTTCCAGCTTCGTCTTCTGCGTGCAGCTCGATTTTGTAGACATGATCCGGCTGGCTCCATGACGAGTCCGCCGGTGCATTTCCCTCCACAGTCCATAATTGTGTTGCATTGTCATAAGTTGCTAACAGTTTCACGCCATTTACCATTGCGTAACTTTGTTTTACTGCCATAATTAAATTCCCTTTCTTTTTTATTTTTGTTTAGTAGCGATCGGATAATCATACGGATAATCATACGGATAGCTGGTCTCGTACCATACCTCAAATTTTATTTTTATTTTTTCTCCTGCCTGTACAGTTGTCTTTTCCGTATCCACGTTTTTGATCTCCATATTCCGATCGCTCCTTTACTTTTACTGTCTGTTTAAATAAGTGTGCTTACAATATCCGATACTACACTTTTTAGATTAAATAACTTCGGCACCTGCTCCAATGTAAATGTTCCAGCAAGCACTAAACTCACCCATGTTTTTACTAAAATACTGTCTTTTGTGAATGTCATACTACTCTACCTCCATTTTTAAAATTTCAAATACAATCTCCTGCAAGTTGCTAATGTTTGGGACACTCTCTTTTTGATACGTCCCGTTTCTTACAAGCTCCACCCATGTTTTTACAATTACGCTATTTTCATTAAACACTAGTACCACCTCCCTGCATGGACGCAATAAGCATTGTAAGTTCTGCGACAGCCATCTGCATATTCGTGTTGGTCTGTTCTATGGTCTGTTCTGCGCTGGCCAGACGTTCCTCCACAGACTCTCCGACTTTGTTTACTACAACTCCATAAATCTGCCCGGTATATTCTTCTGTACGGTAAAACTCTGTGTAGCCTTCATATTCTGCGATGGTCTTCCCTCTTTCCTCCACTCTCATGTATTTTGTCTTTAAAGCATCTGTAAAGAGTATGCGCAGCTGATCCGGAGTGTTGCCAATCGTCTTAATACTAAGCATTCCTCCGAGTTCTTTGACGCTTTGGACCGTGATGGATGTCGCGTCTCCAAAATATAATTTCATGGGTTTCTCCTTTCTGTGCGATGTCGCACAATAAAATAAGAGCCTGGATTGGCTCTTGGTTGATGAGTTACATATAATTTTTTAGTTACTAAATGGCAATTCAGCAAAAATTTCTGACCAAAGATGTGCCATATATATCAAGGGGAAATTCTAATTTTAATTAATCCGTAAACCAAATTGCATTAAAGATTACATATTTGCAAGTGCTGTTTGGAATTTTTACTTTCAAAGCACCAGAAGTATCCACATTAGAATAACACGCACAAGCATTATTGCCATTGACATCACTCGCTGTAGCAGTTACACCATCGTTATGCGAAGGTTTTAGTTCTTCGGGCAGATTGAAAACAATATATTCCGCATTTGCTACGGTCGGCGCTGTAGTATATGCTTGTGCCATAAAATGTACCACCCCATTTTGTTTATAAACATTCGAAAAAATTACTTTCCATACGGGAGAGTTTATACCTATTCCATCTGCGGAAAACTTTTCTATTCTTATATTGCCATTTAGTGACTCAATCATTTTCTGCTGTTCCGCCACACTAACCAATTTCTTGAACACCGGACGGACCTCTGTGATGTTGATTCCATCCAGTTCCACCTCGTATAGTGGCATCTCATGTTTCAGATCACCATTCCGGATATCTCCAACCACATGCCCAGGTACGTTTGGCGTTTCCTTACTTGGAGTTCCCTGCAATACAACAGTATTCACGCTTTCTACTCCACTATCAGCTACTTTTTCATAGCGTGCTACAATAAGGTCTATTCTCTTTTCTCCTTGCATTCCGTTTTCGATAGTTAATTCATCATTTATATTTTTAGGTATGACCGCATGCGTACCCTGCATACAAATACTACCATCTTTGATGTCTATCCGATTATTGCTTACAAGATGTGCCTCTAATTCGCTGCCAGAATTTATTACATAATCTTCCGCACCTACTGTTCCGATGTTGAAATCTCTAACCTTATATGGCGTTATGTGTGGAGTTCCTCTATGACCTGTTACTATCTCCATCTTTTAATCTCCTTTCAGTTTATAGTCAATTCGTTCTTTCCCATTGCTGATTTTAAAAATTTTCTGTACCACCGGTTTAGCAACATGAAGTCCGGTTACATAATCTCTTCCTGATACAATATCGCTAAGCTCTAGATCTGCTTTTTCGATATCCATATCAAACTCTTTATAGTCCGCAAGTTCTTTCAGGCGCTTCTTGCCACCCTCTTCAAGATCGACAACATCCGCAGACGAGTAGTCGTACACGTCCGTTCTTTCTTCAATTCCTTTATAATACTGTGTCTTGCCGATACTTCCATCTTTTTGGATATACAAGTCGATTCGAATACGGTCTTTCAGCTCGCCTTCGCCAAGACATATCAAATGGTTTATCCCTCGACGGTAATCGCGTACAGTCATTTTTATATTACAGTCTTGACTATACTCTTCCTCTTCAGAATAGTTGTTTATCGGAACCGCAGAAACTTCCACATATCCTGCTTCTCCCGGAGCGCCTTGAATGTACTTAATACAGAGTTTGTAATTAACGGATTCCAATAATGAGGTTAAGCCATCCAACAGAGTTACATACCTGTTAAACTGGTACTTCACCGTAACCTCTGTACTCTCTTCTGGCACTACAAACCAATCTCCAAAATGCTCTTTTAACATCTTTCTTACAACTTCATTCAATTCTCCGCTGACAATCAAATAATCTTGACCAGGTGGAGGCGATATGATTTTTTTGCTCAACATCCCCCGCCAAGTATCACCCATAAACTTTACGGTTTTCGATTTGGTAAGACTTGTGACATCTTTTACAACGCCTCCAAACTCCGTCCCAGGAATAAACACCTGGGACTCATACCACAAAAATTCTTTATTTACTGCCTGTGATTTCAGCGTGATTACAAAGTCATTTTCGGCACCGACAGAAAACTCTACTTCCTTGTAATTTTTCAACACACCCAACTCGCAGCCTTTTTCATTTGCCACAATCACGATATATCACCTCTTTCTGGTTCGCTACGCTCCATAAACAAGATCAAGTCTTGTCCAAAGTTACCGTCCCATGTAATATTACTGTTTCCTACCGGTATCTTTGTAAATATAGATGGTTCTTTCTGCCGGTTATTGAACTCATTCACCTTAAAGCCATTCAACCTCGTTCTTACAACCGTGTTTTCCCTAGAATCTATTGTCATATATTCCCTGTCAGACACTACTGTTTTCACTTCATATGGGTTTCCGCCTATCTTGATTCGAGGGTTGGTACACGGTCCATATATAATCCACTTAAAATCACACGCTTGTAGACCGTCATTGATAATATTTCCAGTTCCTTTTACAGTTCCCATATAATCATATGGATAGTCATGTGGATAATCGAGATATGGAGAACTGATTTTCCCGTCTATAGACTTTACAAATTCATACTTTCGTTCCTTGATCCAAACCGGGCGGTCTGTAATCAAACGCATATAGCACAAATGGAAGTCAACGCCCATACACCAGTCTTTTTTTGTGCTTCCTATCAAGTTACACAATACATACTGGCCGTTATAATAGAGCCGCCCTTTTGCATTTTTAATAACATCCTTTTCTGTTATAGTAAAAAGCCGATCACATGCTTTTATATAAGTCTCTTCGTCATCGGCGAACACGTTAATTACAATGGATAACTCCGCCATCTCCTTTGTGAATCCGGTTATTCCGCTCCCTTCCGATTCATAGCCCCATTCATAATCCAACAACTCTGATATGTCTCTGGGAACATACGGAGGCTTTGTGAAATCCAGTTTTTCCCCTTCGCTGTTTAAATAGTATAATTCCACAGTTTATCTCCTCTCTGCTGCATACCTCGAATATGCACGTCCCATTTCTCTATCATTTAATTCGATTACAATGTTGTTCAGTTCGCTTCTGACAATTTTTTTAATGGCGCCATAATCCGTCAGATCTCTTCCGGAAGAATAGCTTTTATTTTCCTCAGCAGTTAAGACTCTCTCTCCCTTATGGAGTACCGCTCGGAACCCATCATAAGGAACATTATCAAGACCGTTAAAATAAGAGCCGGCTAATCCTGCTTTTACGTTTTGCAAAGCGGAATTGACCGAAGAGCCAATATTAACTCCTACTGAAAAAGTAATCTTTCTGGCTCTTGCCGCATTATCTGCAGCAGCACTCACTTCATTAAGGGCGGATATTGTACCGTCTTTATTGACCTTAATATTGTATGGAGTACCGTTAATATTAACAATTCCAGTTCTAGTACCGTCAGTATGAGCTTTTAATTCATCCATACTCAACACAACTTCATTGTTTGCATTTAATACGCCTTTGCCTTTTTCAAAATATAACCCCATAGATGATCCAATTTGCTCATAAGCTCCGCTTTGTTCATTTGCCATATTTTTCGCATCTTCCGCCATCTGAGCTGTATATCCTGCCCACTGCCCTGTGGCTTCATTGTAAATTCCTGTAATCGCTCCGGTACTCTCATCAACTGTTACACGCATGTTCTGCCACGTGCCGGCATTCTTATTATAAATCTGATAACATCCACTCTCTGTAATTTGATTCAAGCCATCATAAGTATTCATCATCGAATACAAAAGTTCCTGAGATTTCAAATCTTCCTGCGTAAGAATCTCACCATTGTATTTGTTGATCACATCTAGAATTTCTGGGTTCTTTTCCCTTACAATTCCGAGATATTCATCCCAATACTGATTTTGCAAATCTATCTTTTTCTGCTTATCAGCTTCAAGATTATCTATTTGTTTCTGTAGATCCTCATCATATATACCGCCTTCTTCTCCAAGATGCGATTTCAAGTCATTAATCAAAGTATCGTAATGAGCTTTCGTCTGTATTATCTCTTCATCTCTGACCTTAGCTTTTTCCTGCAATAACTTTGAAGCAGACTCAGCATCCATTGTTTCAATCCTTGCATTAAACTCATTTTTTGCATACTCAATCTCTTCCTGAGTACCTCCTAGAGCTTCTAGTTCGACTTGCCTTATACGTGCATTTTTTGACTCAATATCGGCAATCTCTTGCTCGTTCAGTGCGCGTCCTTCGTTCACAGCATTTTGTTTAATCGCAAGAATTTCTCCCTGCAAGGTTGTTATCTCATTGATCTGATTATCGCTTGATGCAGACAAGATCTCTAAAACCTTCTGCTCACTCTCATCAATCACCTGATCGTCTGCAACAAATAGCTCTTTTAATGCAGCCTGTGACTCTTCTTTCTTGCTCTGAACCGTACTGATTGCCTCGTCACACATCTCGTTTACGCGCTGGGTAAACTCATCACTCTCCTGCTGATCTATAACATCATCAAAGCCCATTTCTCGTAAGAATACACTAAACTCCTGCAACTTCTCGGTGGAATTCTCAACAGCCTTCTGAAACTCCGGACTGAGCTCATCACTAAATTCTTTATGCACAAGTCCAAGTTCTTCCAACTCTTCACGCGACTTTACTTCTACCCCCTGCAACTTCGCAAGCGCCTGTTCCATCAGGGACAACTCTTCTTTCGATTCGATCACACTTCGGTTCATCAACTGCGAATTTTCGTGAATTGCATACAGACCAGTGCCAACAAGCGCTACTCCTGCTGCCACTGGAGCGCAAGTTCCTAGAAGACCACTGAAACTTCCAATTACTCCATGTTTCGCACCAACAGCGCCGACCGCTGTTGACACACCACCCATTACAGTTTTTAAGTTATCATACGTGTCAATGACTCCACTCGTCACCTGCATAACCGGACCGACTGCTGCCAGCACCATCCCCCATTTGACCACATTCTCCTGCTGTTCTTCCGACAATCCAGAGAAAGCATCTGCTGCATCTGACAGTACATCACTCACTTTTGTTATGACCGGTACAAAAGCAGCGCCGAATTTCACACCAGAGTTCCGAAGTTCATTCAATGCACCTTTCAGCTGTTCCGCAGGAGTCGCATCCATTTTTTCAAATGCTTCCTGCGTTGCTCCTGCACTGGTATTCATAGCCGCCAGCATTTCATTGTATTCCTGACCATTTCCTTTCGCCAGAACCAATGCCGCAGAACCAGCTTCTACAGAGCCAAACATATCTTTCAGAGTCATATCGTTCTGCTCAGCATATTGGCTCATCATATTTAGGATGTCTGCTGTCGCCACGCCCTCTTTCTTAAGGTCAGCAAAGCCTTTGCCCGTCATTTCTCGAAGTGCTTTGTCTGCATCACTTCCGGTTTTTCCGAGTTCAGATAACATCTGTTTCAGATAAGTTCCGGCTTCCGCGGTCGCAATACCATTCTTGGTAAGCTGTGCATAGGACGCTGACAACTCATCCATTCCAAAATTAACAGAATTGGCAATCGGGATAACCTTACCCATGCTCTGACTGAGCTCATCAACCGTAGTTTTACCAAGGTTCTGAGTTGTGATCAGCATGTCAGATATCTTTGTTGCGTCTTCTGCTTTCAAATTATATCCGTTAATAGCAGTAGTCATAATATCTACTGCGGAAGCTCCGGAAGTGAAACCGCCCTTTGCAAGTTTCATGGCGTCTGTTGTAAATTCTACCGCCTTTGTCTGGTCAACACCGGCAGAAATAGCTTGATATACTGCTTCCGAATATTCATCAACCGCAACTTTCGTCTCGTTGGATCCTGCAATTAGGGAGTCCTTATAATTATCGAAATCTACGACTGTATCATCCAGTAGTGTACTCACCTTGGCGAAACTGCTTTCAAAGTCCACCGCCATCTTTGTTGTTGCAATAGCAGCGCCTGCAAGAGGGACAGTAAGTCCTTTGGTCAATGCGGCACCTGTTCTAGATAATGTTTCTCCAACTTTCGCTGTCTTTGACATTTGCTTGCTAATCTTATCAGCCTCTGATACACCGAGAGCCGCCGCTTTGGACATATCACTTTTAAAGCCTGCAATATCCACTTTCATTTCCGTTAAAAGCGGTGCTAATTTAATACCTCCGGCCATTTACACTCCCTCCTTCCTCTTTTGAAACGCATGCACTGCTTCCAGATCTGCACCCGTCTGTTGCAACGTCCATAACTCTTTTAATATCTTTCTTCCTTCCACAGAATAATTGTAGCTGTCAATCCAGCTTTCACGATTTAACAGCAAAAAATAAGAATAAGGGAGCTGAATGACCTCTTTGAAACTAAGCCTTGCATACTCACTTATTCTCTTAATAATTGCTGTATTCAGATTATATGCCCTTTCCCAATCTTCCATCGGAAAGTATTTCTCAACAATTGCTTGTCCTACTTCTCCTCCTGGGATTGGGATCCTGAGTTTGGGTTCTGATCGGCTTCATATCTCATGGCGCTTACTTCTGCGATCAAACGGGAAACCGCTTCAAACGGAAGCTTTTTAATATCGTTCTGAGAAATCTTCACCCCCTGCTTATTATGGTTCAAAAAGAGCTCAGCGGTCTTTAACCGCCTTTCGTGTAAGTTCTCACTGGTCAGGTCTTTTTCCAGCTCATCTACTTTCATCAGCATTTCAAAGCTTGGCTCCAAAATCTCAAGTTTCTTTCCGAAAACCTTCATCTCAATCGAATGATTCATGTATCTGTCTAAATCTAACATTTCACGATCTCCCTTCTACTCAGCAAGTGCTGCTACCTCTTCTTCTGTCAACTCTTCTTCAAACTTCGCAAGGAAGCCATCCAGTTTCTGAATTGCAGAAATCTCCGCATTGATCGTCAGTTCTTTAGAAGCAAACTCAAGAGCAAAACCACTTCCGCCCTGCCCGATCATGGTAAATCGAATCTTCTTTCCATTCTCTTTTTCATGCACGAACCGGAAGAGCACGGTGGAAATAGATTTTCCTTTTCCCGTAAATAACAGGGTACGAACTTTCTTTACCTTGTCTGCCTTATATTCTCCTGTAGACAACATTTTCAGCTTGTCCAGCGCCCAAGATAAGATACCTGTCTTTGCGGTAATCTCCTCTTTTGTGATAAAAGATTTTACAACCTTTTCATACTGGTTAATCACATCGTACTTTGTCGGT